AGAATGCCAGCATATCTTTCAACTACTGTTGATCCATCTGTTGCTACTAGTTTTGCAAAACCAATAAAATGGGAAGGCGATATTAAAAAACCAACTACAACCCACATAATTCGTATCCATTTGAAACGTGGTCAAAAAGGATATAGATATGTCGGGGATCGTTCTTCAATTGCAGGTGAGCATGAAGGCATTTTAGGAAGAGGGAAACTATTAAAGATTGGTGAGCATCCCACAATTATTGATCACCCAACTGGTGGACAAATTCATGTATGGGATGCTCATATGGTAGACGAACATTAAAAAATTAACGCTGGTATCTATATCCTACAGACCAGATATCAGTATACATATCATGGAGTCGATTATCACCAACAGAATTCTTGAAGTTGGTGTAGTCGATATCCATAATACGCTTTACCATTAGATCAGCAAGCTTTTGCTTGGTAGTAAAAATACGATACTTGTAGTCAGAACCATTTATCTCTACAATTGTTTCATCAGGAAATTGATTTTCAAGATGCTCACGCATACGAGCACGAATAACAAGACCCTGACCAGTAGGATCATTCCAATCTTGAACAGCACTAATAAAACCATCATTTTGCATTAACCACATAATATATTATCTTTCACTTATTTGTACGAATCAATTAGCGCCTGTTTGCGCTTTACGAAATTTGAGTGTAACTCTTTCCAGTTAGAAAGTCCAGAAGTTTTAAACAGATGATAGATATGATCATCATCAATATTCTTAACTGCTTCTAGACCTTCATGTTCTGCTTTTGGATATTTCTTGAAAGCACTGTTGAAAATATGACCTGATGCATTGCTTGGGTTTCTTAATGATTCCTTTTCAGCAATATCTGCTCCATATTCTTTTGGGCCACCTTGTGCTCTAAAATTAAATGCACCTCCATGGTCAATAGCATGTAGATTTCCTGTCTTACTATTATGCACAATATTGTCGTGTTCTAGACCCGCAATATCCCAATTCTTTGTAAGAATTGCGGCATGATACATTTTACCAAGTTGACCAGCATGTTTCTTACTGACATTATCATAATATGATGGCTTCGCTGGGCTAACATGCTCATTCCATTCTGTCTTAATGCCAGATTCGCCATGCATCTCTGGCTTCAAGGTATTGATGCCCATATGCTCATAAATCTTACCTGTAAGAGCTTCTATCTTGGCTTGATCAGGGTTTCTGTAGTTCTTCACATAATATTTCTTACCAGTTTTAGAATCGACGTGAACGCCGCCTTCATTTGAGCCATATTGTGTTCCAGCTTGCTTAACAAGCTCTTCTCTAAATTGTCTAAACGTCTTCATGCGATGTTCCTTTGGGTTTTATATATTTATACCCAAGAAGTATCGTAGAACCTATGATCCTTGATTTCCCACTTATCATAGATAGCGTTGCCATCTTCGTCTTCGTCAACAGCAACCCATGCCACAGTCTTTAGAACCCTAGCATAGCGAAAGCCAATATCAACACCGTCAATGACATTGGTCACATAGACGATGTGTGGGCAATCAGGAGCAAAGTCGATGCCTTCATCAGGACGAACAGCATACTCAAAAAGATTACGCTTTTCTTTCTCAACAAAGCTTCCAAGCAACAAAGGAAACTTGTTGTAATCCTTAGTGTTGTGAGTGTCGGTGTTGGTGTGCGGTGCAAAAGCCATAAAAAAAACTCCCTTTCGAAGAAGTCCTTTATAGACGTTTCGAAAGGGAGTGTCAATAGTTTTTTTATTGGAGGAGGGTGATGGCATCGAACCATGTACCTTTCGGTACCCGTAGTTTTCAAGACTACTTGAGGAGCCAACCTCGGCACCCTCCAATAACTTTATTTATCTTCTTTTAGAAGCTTTTTCTTTGCTCTTACCCCAATTGCATACGGAATTATAAATGGTACACTCACAATAGCAATTCCCAATACAATTGGCCAGAAGACAGTCAGGCTTGCAATCAACCAAAAATATTCCTCAACATCAACATTGTGTTTGCCTGTAAAATAAGCTGAGACACCACCAATGATAATAACACCAATTAACCAAATCCAAAACATAATATTAAACCTTCTTTGGTACTTGCGTTACGTCAACATAACGCTTCTTAGCACGAGTTACACCAACGTACACCAAATTTCTTTCCTGATCAGTCTGCCATTGCATAGTGCACTGCTTACCCATAATCTCATTACGTCCAAGCAGATAGACAGTATCCCATTCAAGACCTTTAGCACGATGAACAGAGCATAGTAGAACCTTGTTCTTATGTCCATTCAAATCATCAACAAAAAGACCTTCAATCATCTCAATAAGAGCATCCTTGTCCTTAAGTCTCATTTCCTTTGCACGTTCAATCAGAACGATCAAAGTTTCTGCACGATCAGTGATAAAATCAGTGCGTTCTACACCTTTCTTCTTAGCACGATCAATTTCCTTTTTCGTCCATTCATTGACATGCATCTTAAGTTTATCAAAATCCTTAGTACGCCACTTCTTGGCAAGTGAAATCAAATTACTACCAATTTCACGACCTTCAATCTTTGCAGCTTTGCCTTGACGAATAAACTTAAAGCAAAGATTGACCAGATACTTGTTATAGCGTGAGAGAATGACTTCACCAGGCTTTACCATATCAGGCAGGTTGTAGTACAGAATGCTATCAAGTTCACCTTCAGCAGTGCTCTCATGAGCTTCAATGCCAGTAACGTAAGTCTGCGCCAGTTCAACTACCTTCTTAGGGCAACGATATGTCACCGAAAGAGGAAGCGTGATAGCATTAAAATCATCACGAATTTGATCAAGTGCATCGTTATCAGCACCAGTAAAGCCATAGATTGCCTGATATGGATCACCAACAGCTAGCATACGCCCAGTAGGCTTCAGCATACGCTTAGCAAGTTCACGGCGAGAAGGATTAGTATCCTGCGCTTCATCGATCATAACCCAATCATACTGCGGCATTTCAAGGTTCATCTTGAGAGGCAGGTAGATCATATCATCAAAATCAATATTTTCAGAGTTGTTGAAATCATAATTCAACACTTCTTGACAAAACTTGATCAGATAATTCATTTCTGAACGATCATCAAAACGCTCAGGAAGATTTTCATCAAGACCAAAGGTCAGGATCATGTTTTCCCAAACATCAATTTGATCAGGAATAATTGCACCAATACCACGTTGCTTAGCCATAGATACAATACGAGAAATCTGAAAAGCTTGCTTATCGAAATCATCATCCTTATGACTATTATCATTTAGGAATTTGATCATACCAAAAACCTTATTGGACGGACTACCAATATTTGGCATAACTTTACGAATAGCCTGATAGCCAGCAGAATGGAATGTGCCAGCCTTGACGTTGAACATACCCTTACAACGAAGAAATAGTTCATCCGCCATCTTCTTGTTAAATGCACCAAGAAAAATGTCACCCTTCATGAGCTTTGCAGCTTCGATGATAGTGGTGGTCTTACCAGAACCAGCCTTGGCATCAACAATGATGGAGCCGATTGATGGATCAGTCACAGCATCAAAAATTGCTTGCTGATATGCAGAAGGTACAAATGTCATAATATATTCCTTTGATTGTCTGTCCTATTGTTAATATAGGGACAAATCAATGCTGTCAATCATTTTTTTATAAAATCTGTTATAAAAGTTTAATTCTGCCAAATCAGCAGGATAATCCTGAAAACGCTTGCGTTCCTGCTTTGGTAAATTATCAAACCATTCCCAAAAACATTTTTTAAAATGTGGAGTATCAAAAACATCCATATATTATAATTGTAACTCTTGCCATGTTACAATTTCCCATGTTCCATCATGATGCTCTACAAGAGCAGTCAAAGATTCTACCCAATCACCATCGTTCATATAAAGAATATCATCTATAGTTTTTATTTCTGCATGATGAATATGACCACATATGACACCATCAAATCCACGCTTTTTAGCATATGATGTTATTGTTTTTTCAAACATAAAAATGAAGTCAATAGCTTTTTTAACCTTATATTTTAGCCATTTACTCAATGACCAATAACCAAAACCAAGTCTATGACGTATCCAATTAAATCTTCCATTTAAGTTCAATATAAAATCGTATGCACGATCACCAAGAAAACTAATCCATGGAGCTAATCTAGTAATACCATCAAATAGATCACCATGAACAACAAGATATTTTTTACCATCAATGCCCACATGAGTTATTTGGTTGCAAATTTGTACATTACCAAAATTTGCTGCATATGGTATCATAGGACGAAGAAATTCGTCATGATTACCAGCAACATATACAACTTTAGTGCCTCTTTTTGCAAGCTTTAAAATTCTACGGATAACATCTGTATGTGTCTGCTTCCATTTCATTTTATTTTGTTGTATCTTCCAAGCATCAATAATATCACCGACAAGATACAAAGATTCACAGCTATTATTCTTAAGAAAATTGTCAAGGTAATCAGCCTTGCAATCTTTTGTGCCTAAGTGTACATCACTAATAAAAATGCTTTTATATTTTGTCATGATTGATCCCGGTGTTAAGACACAACGTATTTATGGTTTTGATAAAGTTTAGTAGGTTTTTAACTAAGTTCAGTTAATTTATTGAGAAATAAATTATTTTATATAAAAACCCTTTCTTTTATAATCGGGGTTATGAACATATGTATATCCGTTTGGAATATTTAATTCTTCATTATTCCAAACAGGAATAGCAATGCTGTTTCCATATTCAAAATCTGGATTTGTTCTAAAGTGAAGCTCAATTAACTTACCGTCTATATATTCGACATTAATATAATCATGTATATCAAATAAATCAATAAGACTATTTGGAAAATTTATTTTAATATTAGTCTTTATCCACTTTTCAAACTTCCATAAAGGCGAATCGGAAAAACGAATACCTTCTACAGTTAAAATTTGATTGGTCTTATAGTAATCAACGCTTATATGCCTACCAGTAAAAACCTCACACCAAAAATGCCCAGAGGGTAAATGGTCAGTTGAATCTATAAGATATACAAAACTGGCATCAATTCCCATACCAAGCAAATTTACGCAGGGTCTCACTATGTAAGTCCCAGAAGTTGGAACATTAACTCCAACAGGACCACAAACATAACCCAAATATTTTGATAATAGAAGTTTGTCAAAAACCCAAAGTTTTTCGTTTGGTATGTTTAACCAAGCTTCAGAATCGGTTGCATATTTCATATAGAAAATTAAAATCTTATCTATAGTTTGTTAATTTAACAAAGTTCTTAAAATTAAGCTGGAGTCTCGTACCGGATTTGAACCAGTATCTCAAGGATTTGCAGTCCTGCGTCTTAGCCATTGGACAAACGAGACCTATTTTAATCTCTCTTATCGTTCTTATTACCATCAATAAGTTTCAAACCATATTCATTGATTTGATTTTGTGGAATAAAACTTGCTTTTCTTTTCAGCGGATTATTCTTAAACGGACTATAATCCACATGATGATGCCAGCGATTAAACTTCCATACAACAGATGCAATATCAGGATATGTATCTGCTAGCATTTTAGACTTAGCAAGTGTACCTTCAACTTCATAGAAGTCTTTGCTGTTACCACCACTCATACGCTGAGTAGTGACCTTGCCTTGTAGAAAAGCATTCAACTGAATAGTTGCCCATCCAGCACTCAATACATCTAGACACAAAATAGTGTCTTCATTGTAACGACCACGCCACTTAAAAGGAATGTCATTACGAATGAGAAGACAAGAATAAATCCTTGTATTCAAAACATATGGGTTAGCTTTAGCATCACACTTACAGAAAGAATAATAGTTAAAGCCAGCAATTGCTAGGTTTTCATATCTATCTACAAAATCTTCAGTCGCCACAAAGTTAACATTTGTTCTCATAGGAGACTTCATATTTCTATTTAGACGATGAAAGTCATCAAGATTATCATCCAGTACCCAATGCCAAGCATGACCTTCTAACATAGAATGATCCCATGCAAAGTTACGTGCTGGACCAGGCCCTGTGCTCTTGGTCAATCCAAGATCATCAAGAACCTCATATTCTTCCTTGTACTTCTTAGGAAGGATCAGAAGCTTATCTGCACCGACCACTTTAGCATATTCGTCAAACTCTTCTTCCTCTACGATAACCCTAAATGGAACGCCAAGTCTATTCAGCGCCCTATTGGTCAGCATATTTGTATATCGACCTTTCGATACGATATACACAGGATAGCGGTTATCACGCTTATTCTTGTATCCAACGCTTTGCAGCATTTTTGCCTCGCTCTAGTTCTGGATACCAAGCACTTTTAGTCTTTGGTGTCAATTTCTGGCCAATCAACTTAGAAAATTCATCCAAGTCTTCTTGACTGTCAAAACGAAAAATAATCTTAGCAAATGGTGGTTTGCTCTCCTGAACAAACTCAGGCATATCAACCCATTCATTTGTAGATGGCGTTGCATCTTCCTGAATATAATCAGGATCATCAAACCATTTTTCTAATGATGACATACTAATCTCCAGATAATTTCAAATAATTGCGACATTAACTAAAGTATATATTCATGTCAACAATAAAATGGCGGAACGTCTGGGAATCGAACCCAGTCAACCCTTTACAGGTTGTACGCATTAGCAGTGCGCTGCCTTTGCCATATGGCTCACGTTCCTAAATATAGACAAGTGGCCAAATATGACGAATTAATACGATTAACTGATCATATTTGGCCACTTGTGACGAATTATGGTGGACACTTTGGGGTTCGAACCCAAGACCTACAGGTTAAAAGCCCGTTGCTCTACCTACTGAGCTAAATGTCCTTAAATTATTAAATCAAACCCTGTTCAGCAGCAGCTTCAAGAATGAACTGATCTACGCTGGCTTCGATGGTGCGAAGAATATCACACTCAAGAATACCACCAACACGAAGAATAGAACGAGCTTCCACAACAGACACTCCAAAACGGCGTTTGAAGTGATATGGCTGATTGTGCAAACCGTTGTTGAAAAGATCGTAATATTGATTTGCAACCTTACGATATTCTTCAAGCTTAGGATTTTCATCCTTGTTTTCAATCTCACCGTGCATAGGAATTCGGCTTTGAAGAGCTTCAGCCAGTTGCTGATGCTTTCCGCGCTGATACCAATAACAATCTGTCATAATATAAACTCCATCAATCTTAAATTGTTTTAAGCGATTCGTAGAAGAAAGTCAACCGCCGTAACAATTTTTTTGTTGCTACGGCGATAAGAACCTTTGCCTTTCTTTGCGCGTACAATCTTAGGCTTAAGGTGTGCACTACGAAGTGATTGGGCTATCGGATTTCGTGGTTTCATAACTTTCCTCCATCGCTTTATGAAATCATAATATGCGATTATGAAGTGGGTGTCAACCCTTTTCTACAGGGACATATGCATCAATATGTTTATTTTTATTTTTTGCTGCTAAAGCCCTGTGATGACCATCGATTATGGCACCTTTACCCATGATAATTGGTGGTAATTTTTTACCAGCATCTATTTTCATTTCATTCTTTTTGACGGTATCATTATCGATATCAACAACTCTATGAAATGGATCGTCTTTATCCCATAAACTCTCTTCGCTTGGAAGTTTGTCAGGATGTATTTTAGTGAGTTTAAACTTTGTATTTTTTATATATTTTTCCATCTCAGGATTTTGTCCATGCTCATGATGGGTATCGTTGAAATGCTGTAATACATGTTCGCCGCTAAATGAAGATTCTGAAATGAATTGTGATAAACTTTTCATCATCAACCCTTTTTTATAATTTTTACGTGAACACCATTTGCTGCTAGTGGAACCTTTTTAACTTCAACCGTGTGGCCATTACGCTTTGCATAGTCTTCAACATAGTCCTTCAGTTCATTACCATCAAATCCCTTTTGATATGATGTGGAATTGCCCTTCTTGACCCACATTGATTTAGGCTCATCGCCTTTTTCAAAGTTTTTATTTGTGTTAATATCACCACTCCACTTACGAGTACCGATAATAGCATGGCCACCTTCCTTTACGGAATTAAAGATCGAATGCATAACTTGTTCACGCACATGTGGCTCAACAACATTCAGAACATTGTGTGATACAGCAGCATCATATCCGTTCTTTGGAATACGTGACGCTTCTGTATATTCAGGTTTGGTCTTACGACCTTCAGGATTTGGTTCCATATCATGGATAGTATGCCCATCACCAAGACCAGCATGTAGACCTTCACGTGTCTGATCTAGACCAGCGCCAATACTGATGATCTTTGACTTAGGAGCAAGCTTATCCTTCAGGAATTCGCCTGTCTTTCTATAGGTACCACCAGTTGTGGCTACTTGTGTCTTACGAGTATTGTTTACACGATCTTCTGAAATGAATTCATTGAAAGTTTTCATTTTATTCACCTCCATTTCCGCCACCAGAACTGCCGCTTTTTCCAGCAACTCGCTTAACTAGCTTGCCAGAAGCATCTCTGATAGTTTGATAGTCTACTTTTACATTTGTTCTGTTTCCTGTTGCCCCTAAAGGAACAGAAAGTTCTAAAATAAATTCATTAAAAGTTTTCATGCAATTTGCCTTTCTTTTAATGTATTTATTAAAAATTTGTCTCTATTTTTAGAGAATCCAGAAAGAGAAAAAATAGTTACCTTTTATGTTAATACTATAAGATAAAAGGTAACTATTTTTTTACAATATTATCATCGATAGCGGTAAGCTTTTTTGTGACCCCATTTATAGACCTAGCGCAGTACGATATGTATCTTCTACTGCTTCATCAATCTGACGCTGTGTAGGGTCCATCTTGCGAATACGCACAATTTTGCGAATTGCTTTAGTATCAAACCCTACAGCCTTTGCTTCAGCATATACGTCCTTACGATCACCCTTGGCACCATCTAGTTCTTCTTCAATACGTTCAATACGTTCAATATACTGACGAAGTTCATTTACAGAAATGTTGTCACTCATAGTTTATTCTCCATTATAAAATAAAATTTGGATGCCCTTCAGGGACTCGAACCCCAATTGACGGATTCAAAGTCCGCTCTCTTACCATTAGAGGAAAGGGCAACGCTCAATACTTGTACACTGCAATATCACCCTTGTACAGTGATTCTATGCAGTAGGCATTGTCGATAATATCAACACCTGCCTTAACGATTGGTTGATCATAGTTATCAAAAATGATCAATCCGCCATGTCTTAACATTGAGATACAAGCAGTGCCGTTAAACACTGTATTCTTTGTGTCTGTGTTTCCACCGATATACACAACATCAAAGACAATATCAGGATCGGCGCAACTTGCAACCAAAAGATCAGTAGGATCATCACAATTGATAGCATTCAACTTATAATAATACTTGCTGAAATATGTATTATAGTTGAAAATTTCCCAATTCTGTTTCTTAAAGCCACCAGCACAAAATAACTGACTGTCATAGTGACGAAGCAATTTATTACTCAGCCATGTTGTTGACATGCCTTCTTCGCCGCCAATAACAAGAACTTTTAATGGTTTGTTTTCATAGAAGCCATTATTTTTAAGAATAGTATCAAGAACATCAGTATGCTTCATGAATCTTTTATCAGTGAAGTATAGCTGACGATTGGGAAGTTCTTTGCCATTCTTTAAACCAGCAAGAAAACCTTCAGTACTATATGCATTCCATTTCGCAGCTTGGCCACTAGTTTCAATTGTTGATTGACGACCACCAGAAACAACTGCAACTATTGGCGGTGGATCAGCGGCTCTCATACGCATATCAAACATATTTCTCATGCCCATACCATCAATTGAATCATCAATTCCATGCTCTTTGATATAATCAAGCAGCATCTGTGCTGTCTTTGGTGTGATGGCATAAGCATGAGTGCCTTCCCAACGATCAACTTCTACATATTTTGTTTCCCATCCTTCAGGATAGGTGTAATCATCCATGTCAAGAATTCGCGGCCCAAGCCATAAGATTTCGCCATCAACTGGCTCAAGACTTGTAAAGGATTGCTTGATAACTGCATCATGTTCAAGAATAACACTAGGTTCACCGCTTTCTACAATCATTTTCCAGATACGATAATGGCCAGCATTGCAAGAAAAACCAGGGATTACGTTATTATAACTTTTATTATTGGCATAAAATGGAATAATATCAATATTGAATTCTTCTCGTAGCTGATCAAATGTAGCACGAGTTGGACCAGTAACTGGAATTGGATTAATTTCTGGAAATAATAAACATGAATTAATACAGTCTTGAAGATACTTTTTTGAATTAATATCGTCATGATGTAAAATATAAGTATTCTTTAACATCTATTCACCTTACATAAAAAAAACTGTACCGCACGTATTGGTACTAATGCTATGTAGGATTGCGACAGCGACGAACGCCTTGTACCTACATTAGACTCTGGAGAGGCATATGGGAATCGAACCCATCCCTTACGGCTTGGAAGGCCGACACACCACCACTATGCTAATGCCTCAAACTTTAAACTTCTTCACCTGTATGGTGAATTTTTGCATTCAACTTATCTAGCAGACCACGATTACGAAGGTCTTTATAAACAACATTCTCAACAGAAAATTCACCACCATGATGCAAACCAGCACCACGCATTGTATGTAGCTTATCTTTAAAAGCCTTGATTTCTGCTTCTGTGCCACTTTTTAAAAGTGTTCTAATATACTTAACATAAAAATTAATCTTGTCAAGTACCTTTGGATCATGAAGTACATCTAAATGCGTAAGATGTTTTGGAACAATTAACCATTTGTTTTCAAGGATAGAGAATACACCCTGTCCCTTTGGAAAATGATCTTTGTTATTAGCAGCATAAAACTCTATTGGATAACCAGCAACCTTCAAATCCTTATGGTTGCTTGTCCATGAAACTTTTTTATCATAAAGCTTATCGCTGTCTAATCCACTCACATCACACATCAAATGAACATCGATATCAGAGAATTTGGTGTAGTTGTAATTGACATTACCGCCAGTAATAACAATATCTTTGATACGGTTTTTACTTACGCCAGAATAGATGGCAAACTCATATGCTTTTTTGATGAGAAGATCAGCAATACCATCTTTAAGTTGATCATGATGCCAAATCTTTGGATTAAGCTTACCATGATACTTCAACGTAAGTTGTTTGATTAGTGATTCTTCGATGAATGATTTAAAAGGTTTCATGTATTATCCTCAATGAAATAGTTTCTACTATTTATAAGGATTGGCACTCTCAACAGGATTCGAACCTGTAACCTCTTGATTCGTAATCAAGTGCTCTATTCCAGTTGAGCTATGAGAGTATAATGGTAGCCGTGGAGAGATTCGAACTCCCAACACCTAGTACCTAAAACTAGTGTCTCTGCCAGTTGGACTACACGGCCATTAAATGTTTTTTGGTACTTCCAACAGGATTTGAACCTATGACCTACAAGGTATCGGCTTGTTGCTCTACCGCTGAGCTATACTGGCATTAAAACTTTTTAAATCTACCCTGCTCTAGAGCGAATTTTGGAGTCAGGTGCTTCCTCTCCTAAGCCATTGCTAGGGTTATGTCAGTGAGGGCAAGATGGCCCTATCCTCACATAGTGTATGCGTCCATACACGCTATCCCCAGCAGAGTAGATTTAAAAAGTTTAGAAAAGCATGAGATTACTGCTTTTAATGAGAGCCTTTGAGCCGTACCAAGTCCCTTGCGAGGATTGTTAACCCGTTATCCACTAGAGCTTTTTACAGTCATCTAGTATCTCTCAGTGCTGCCTTTTTTAAGGTCTGGCGTTTGACCTGTCATACTATGCTATTCATCCATCATTCTTCCGCCTACCTTTAGAGCAGTTAGGAGCCGCTAAGCTCTTACGTTTTCAATCCGAACAATCACTTCAACCTTGCGAGTATCCATGAACCACATTCCCTTTCGAGTGTGGTATTAAGCACCTTTCACATAGTACCGTAGCAGACTTTGCGTTTTTTTGTTTGATTTGCGATCAGACACCTAAAGTTTGTGCAAAGTAAGAAACCTACCAAGATGTGCTGCTACTGCTGCTTCATATCCTTTTGGGATACAAAATACTGCACACCTCCTGTCTTTCGTCTTGCGAACTACTCAACGATCATTCAAGTCTCCGGTCATCCCTTCAACTCTGTGACTGCTATCTCGCCTTTCCCTGCAAGGTCAGACTCAATAACTACCTGTTAACATTCAGCAATCGTAGTGTTGGTATGCCTTGGCACAGGTACCACCCCGTTTAGCTACTCACCGATATGGCTCTGTAACCTATCCTTTCGGACCTTCGACCACTACTTACTGCCTACCGCCATTCTACTGACGGACCCTTTCGGGTTTGTTCAGGCTTGCATAGATGGACCATCGCTGGCGCAGTTACGTAGGAGTCTCTGCTTTAGGGTCAGTTGCCCGACCTTACCCTAATGACGCTATACCGCCATTTAACTGTTTAAAGCTGTTATCGTCATTCAGACGGTGATTCGCTTTGTTGAACTCAGTATAGTGATTCGCTGTTTTTATGTCAACAACTATTTTTCACTATCTTAAAAATCTTGGTGGGTGACTGTGGTTACGCTCCACTCCCCGAAAGGTCGGTTTTACAGACCGACTGCCGAAACTATCGACTTTAGCCACCCTTAAACTTATAGACTTTCAATCTCTTTGATTGCTCTGTCTAAAGCTTGAATTTCAACTCCCATGTCGTGAATGCCGTGTGCGTCTTCATTCAAGAGAAACACTTTAGCCATTGCCCAACATGCAACTTTACGTTCTTTTAGACTAAGAAGTACACGTTCTTTATTAGTGTTATTCATAGAGATTGTCAACCTTATAATTGGTAGCGCATGTGGGAATCGAACCCACTTTATTTCGGACTGAAAACCCGATGACCCAACCACTTAGCCGTATGCGCCGTGAATTTAATTAGTGAGCCTCCAACCCAACAATGGAGCATTATGCAGAATTTATTAGCGCCTCTGCTATTGAACTTTCGTTCTTAGGGTACGTTATAAATTGATAGAGAGCAGATGGTTTGTCTATGTTGCGTACTTGCACCGTCATCCTTTACTATGTTACAACCGGCCAGTTTACACATAGTGCATTCTATCTATAACACTCACTAAACTTGGCTCCCTGAGTTGGATTTGAACCAACGACCAAGTGATTAACAGTCACCTACTCTACCGCTGAGCTATCAGGGAATGAAACTTTATATATTAAAATCTTTCAAAACTTCTTTGCCACGCTTACCATACGCACGATTAACAGTAAGAATTTCAACTGCAAGTTCTAAACTAATCCACTGTTCTTTAAGAGCAGTAACAACCTCGTTTTGAAGCGTCCAAGCCTTATCCTTAGCAGAAACCTTCCCCATACCACCACGAATAACGTGCTTGATGCTTGAAGGCAACTTTTCGAAATCTGCACCAGTTTTAACTTCAGTGAGCATGTTGTCTGTTCCTTTGTTGAAGCCTTTATAAGTGATTCGCATCACTATGTCAACAACATTTTGTTGAGGGTTGCACCAGTATTACACACAGCCCACCCACAATGCTCTTTGATAAATGCAAATTATTTAATATGATTTGATCGTACTAAATGATCCGCACAATGCGTAGCAGCCCAACTATTTGGCTTTGGAATTGCGTCAATACCAAGTGAACCCTTAACATAACCCAAGGCTTCCTTGATTGCAACAGAAGATTTATGCTTTGGATTCGGATTAACGTCAATATGGACTTCCAAGTGACGATCACCGATTATATCAATAATCTGTGTTGCTACTTCAATAGCATATCCAACTTCTGTTAGCAAGCGTTGCTTTAAGTTTCCATAATCAGGCAAATCAACACTGTTATGGAATATCTTACAGCCATGCTTAGAATCCATGTGAAGAACAATCACAGTCGAATACTTCGCAAACCACTTACCGTTTTTCTTGTAACGGATGCTGTCAGCACCGATGTAAATTGAGGAATTTTGACTTGATGCCAATATTGCCTCCTTTGCTTCTTCAATCATAAATCACCTATTGTTAGAATGGCGAAGGTGCACGGTACCGCCCCGTGTTCTTCAGTTTTGGAGACTGATGCATCACTTTAATGCTTCACCGACAATGGGGTGGAAGATGGGGATCGAACCCACGACATGAGGCACCACAAGCCTCCGTTCTACCACTGAACTACAACCACCATATACCTTTAAGAAGGTATAAAAACTTAAATGGTCTACCATGAGAGATTTGAACTCCCGATCTTCTGCACCCAAAGCAGACGGATTACCAGACTTTCCTAATGGTAGATAGGGAATTTTTTGGATAGAAACCAATTCCCCGTAAAATATTACGTTGCTAACAATTTCAAAGAGCAATAAATGGTTGCGGGAGGGAGAATCGAACTCCACCGAAAGGATATGAACCTAACATGCTACCATTACAATATCCCGCTACAATCTATTTTGTCGAAGCCAACATTCAATTACAGTACATCCGTGCATATTGAATGTCAACTCCTAACTTGGTGCCGCCAATAGGAATCGAACCCACGACATCCAGTTTACAAAACTGGCGCTCTACCAACTGAGCTATAGCGGCGCTATGGGTTGTATTATATGTTTTGTTTCATCAGTGTCAACCCACTATCATAAAAAAAGCTCCGGTTTTGTGGACCGAAGCTTGACAAATATACTTATGTCTTACTTCAGTTACATCTCATCTGTCCACTCACCATTATTGACAGACGCAGAGCGGCCATGTTCAAATGAACTGGCTGGCTTCATATCTTTCATAATGGGTTGATAGGTGAGTTGCACGATTTTTCCTTAATTTATTTTTCTTACTATTTATTTATACAAGTTGTAAAAAAAATATTAGAAAAAAATGCATTTGTCAACAATTTTTTACATAAATATATACATGGGATACGATGTTTTATTCAAACTCATTGGAGATGTAGGCTTCCCCATCGCAGCAGCGTTATTGGGTGGTGTTTTTGTGTACTTTGTTATTAACTACATCCTAGAAAGCGTCCTCAAAGCTATCAAAGGAATGCAGGGTATTATTATGGGTCTCGATAATCGAGTCAAGACAATGAACCATGATATTATCCGTGTTGATGCCGTAGTAAGTTCTGCATTAGGTCTTAAGCCTGATCTTGACAGAATTGCACGAGCAGACGGGAAGAACGATGCTAGGAGAGACTAATGTCACCCGATCTAATTGCTCAATTTGTGAAGCAATATGGATTCCCAATTGTTGCCGCAGTCGGCATGGGATATTTCGTATTCTTCATCTATAAGTTTGTCACTGATAAACTAATGCCACTTATTGGCGAAACCAATATCATTCTAATCGCATTGATTGATCGTATCCGTATGTTGGATAATGACCTAATCCGATTAAACCAGAAGGTGAATGTTGTACTACAGATAAAGGAAGACCATAGTGATTTTAAGCATAAAGATTGAAATTATTAAAGTCTTCAAACTTGAATTGGAATTTTCTTCTGATAAAAAGAAAAAGGAAGAAGATATTACTAAAAAGGTTCCTGATAGCAAGCCTACTATTTCTAAGTAGTCCAGCCCTTGCTGATCCAATGACACATCAATTTAAAAATCATACCTCTAGTGGTTATAGAGCAACTAACTACAATCGTAATACTCACCATCTTCTGTTATAATAACTAAACTTTTTAATGATTGTTTACCACATACACAACTAGCTAATCTTAATGCTTCTCTTTCATTCTTTGTCTTGAATGTTAAGAAGAATAACTCTTCATAATCTTCTTCATCAAACTTACATGGTATAGCATATAGTGCATTTTTCTTCTTGTTGTCTTGTTCCATGTAAGTCTCTTTATATAAAGTGTTTATAGTAATATTTCATGCCGACATACGGATTATAACAAGTAATTCGCACCATGTCAAGCAAAAAAATGGGGATAACACTAAAAAAATGTTATCCCCACCAGTTTTTATGTTTTACTTTTATTATTATATAACATTACCAATCATTATACTTTCTAGCAGCAGCCCTACGAACATCTAGACTAGGATCACTAAGTCCTTTAAGAACATGCTCTCCTTTTGCTTTTGGATGATTTATAGCAGCTATGCGAACACGAGGGTCTTTATCACGTGCTACAAAATCGACCATTTTTTCTGTTGCTTTTGGATAATTTAAGGCAGCTATGCGAACACTATGGTCTTTATCATACAATCCCTTAATAATATGCTGTCCTGTTGCTTTTGGATGACTTACAGCAGCCCTACGAACATCTGGACTAGGATCATTAAACGCCTTAGTTATATTTTCTGGTGTTGCATTTGGATGTTGTATAGCAGTCATACGAATATGATGATCCTCATCATCTAATGCCTTAGCAACATGCTCTCCTCTTGCTTTTGGATTTCCTATAGCAGCCCTACGAACATGCACAGATTCATCATCTAATCCTTTAGTGATTATTGATGGTACTACTTTCGAATGTTGTACAGTAGCAATACGAACCTCTGCTTTAGGATCATCAATTCCTTTCCTAATATGCATAGGAACTACTTCAAGCATCAGCATATAATCGGTAAAAGATAGCATATTAATCCTTACTTATTAATGCGAATGATACCATCTTTATCAACTGGATTGGCAAATTTGCCAGCTTCTTCATTCTTGATGCCCTTAAGCTGTAGACCTGATACAACACCATGTCCCTTTTTGCCTTCAGTTCTACCAATTGTTTCGTGACGATCAAATGTATTATCGTCCTTGTCGCCATTAACAATTGGATAACGAATGCCTGTTTTAACATCTTCAACGTGTGTTGGAGCAGGAATTTTCTTACCGCGATGATAAACCATAGCAACCACGTGGCCTTTCTTCAAAGTATCTACAGCAGCCTTATCGTTTGATTCAGCATGATCTGTACCAGTATGTGAAAGAGTAAGATGATAATTGCTTGGCAATTTAGGATGACCTACACGATTAGCAAGCTTAGTGTAGTCATAGAATTGTGCCTGTGGATGGCGCTCAAAGAGTTGTGGGGCATGTTTTTCCCATGAGATATCTGATGTTACGTTTAGACGTACACCAGGCTTCATGCCTTTCTTAATGGCATTTTTAACATGATTTCCGATTTCGTTATCTAGGATACGTGCAGCATGTTCAGGATGTTTAGCAATGAAGTGTGTTCTAATGACCTTGCTTGATAGAGCCGCATCAGGATACTGGCGATTACCACCAGCAGTTAGACCAAGGCAACCTCTTTTACATTCACTAGATGCCTTTGGGCATGAATCAAAGCCGTTTAAACCTGAAGTTGTGTGTGGTGCTAATGTTAGCCCCTTTGTTAAAACACCTTCACCAGAGGACTTTTCTGTCTTCATGTTTTCACCTAGAAGAGGAAACTTTCCTTTAAATCCACGTGACTTGGCAAATTCAGTTAAAACCTTATGTGATTCTTTTAGCTTTGCTCTGGATTCAGCAGGAGTTTCATTTGCCATTGATCTAAATGTTGATTGAAATCCTTGACCAATGCGCTTATGAACGTTTCCCGCTGGAATATCTCTACGTGCTTGGTCAATCATTCCACGTGTTTTTGGGAGGTTCATTGATGGGTGGGCAGCTTCATCAGGATTGAACTTTGGCTGTCTTACATCCATAACATCTTTTTTACGTTCTTCTTCTTCAATTTGATCATAATACTCAGCAGCCTCATTTAGAATCTGAGTAGGATCAGAAGGACCACTAAGATGAAAAAGGAAGTTGTGAAGATTTTCTGGCACACCAGGGAGTGTTGTAAGTGATGTACTTCCAGTTGCTTCAGTAATAAAAGATTTAAAGTTCAACATTTATATTATTTCCTTTAATTGCGGTCTATATCCAGATATATTTATAATACCTAAATTCTTACCATCCATTTCTATTTCTATGGGCATCTTGGTATGCGGATTGTACATGAGTATCAAAGCCATGGTCACGTGCAACAATATGTTCTGATCCATCTACAGGATGCTTCCATACACCAAGGTTTTTTTGTTGCCTATAATCTGTTGGTGAATTGCCAGTATTGCCATGATAATCAATAAACTTTTGAACAAGAGGATGTTGCTCTATTTTATCCATATGTGCCTCTTTTTGAGGAGAGCCTTCCCAATATTTACCATTATTACGGTTGTGAAAACGAAGAAGTGTGTCTACAAAATCCTTATGAGTTATACCTTTTGGATGATCTTTTGTTTTTGTAAGACGTTTCCAATCATTAGCCTTAATATCACGAGCATGTCCAATCTTAGTCCATTCATGATTAATTTTATCATGATCTATTAGTGGTGGAAAAATACCACGATCAGTGTTTGTTTCAAAATGACCATTACCAGTATGTGTTAGGGTACGATATGTATTATTTACCCAATGATCACCATTCTCAGCATGATTTTGGAGAGCACCAAGTGAAAGACCATATTCTTTTTTATCATGATGCTTATCCAATACAGATTTGATGGCAACTTTTGTGCCAACTTTCATAGGGACAATCTTCTTGTCTACAATAATATTCTCAGGCTCTGCATGTTGCATATAGGCACGAGAAGACCCTTTAGGCATATTACCTTCAATGCCCGTCTTTTCGCCACGTGAAGTTAAGTCTTTAATTTTATCGGCAATTTCTTTTTGCTTAGATTTTCTACCAACTTTGTTTTGAACTAAATCTTGAAGTTCTGGGTGTAAATTTTCAACAATAACATTGTCTATAAATTGTTTGAAATTGGTCAGCATGAAGTTCTCCATTAAGTTTGTATTATTTATCAAAATAAAAAAAAGGGAGGATTGCTCCCCCCTTTTTTCTGTGCTATGATATAAGTTTTTACTTCTTAACGCCCATAGTAGGAAGAGGCATACCTCCGCCAACATACTGTGGATATTTACCATCCCACTTTTCAATAGCACGTAACTGAAGAATTTGTGGATTGGTAGAGATAGCATTAGCTTCTACCTGCATTGCCTTTGCACGTCCTTCTGCTTCTGCAATCTTTGCACGAGCATTAGCTTCGGCGGTAGCAACATTTGCCTGTGCTGCAAGTGCCTGTTGCTCATTAGCAATCTTTTGATTGATCTGATTCATAACTGCATTAGGAACACGTACAGGTGATGCCCAATAAAGCTGTTCAATATTAAGACCAACAGGAGAAAAGAACTTTTGAACACGTGCGAGTGAATTAGTGATAAGTTCAGCCTTACGTGAACCATAGATTTCTTCAACTGTCATGGTAGAAGCTTCTTGATTGATAGCGTCACGAATTGCAACACGCATAGGCCCAGCAACGATGCCGTCCATATCAGTACGATACTTCTGGAACAGAACAGGAGCCTTAGCTGCATCAACATGATAGCTAACAGAAACATCAGCAGTTACGGTCATACCATTCTTATCAGAAAAGCTGAATTCCTGATTAACTGCATCGCCTTCTTCAACAGAACGAGTCCAAGTATATGTGTTGGTGAACACAGGATATTCATAGATTGTAGTGCCTGGCCCAGCAAAGTATGTACCAACTGGAAGAGATTCAGCGGCAACACCAGCAGATGAACCATACTGGTCAACCTTGATACCAACATGACCGGGTTCGACACGACTACAAGCAGAAAGAGAAAGTGCTGCAATCCCTACTAAAACAATATTTTTAATCTTCATTAACATTTTCCTTTTCAATGAAAGCATTATAAAAACGGTTGCCAACAAATCCGACAATACCGCAAATTAACATAACGACAGCAACCAAACCAATATTACTATGACTATTAATCAGAGTGGCAATCAACTTTGGTATCCCAAAAAATACAACAAACAATGCTAGTGGGATACTAGCAAACTTTAAAAAGTTCATACTTTAGTTTCCTCATTTTCTTCAGGATTAAAATTGGAATATAACTCCTGAAGCGTATCCATGAATACACCAAAACTTTCTTGAAGCAAAGCAAATTGAGTAACAGCAATTCCATCCGCATCCTTTATTTCAAAAGCAGTTGCGGGGGCTTCACTTCCATCCTCAAACAAAAGATAACCAACGCCAATTTTAATTGTACCTCCATGAGGGGTTGGTTTCTCTACGGCTGCAATAGACTCAAAATCAGGCATTTAATGGCTCCTCTTCAGGAAGTGGTGGATAATAATAACAAGTTTTAAACGATGCTACCTTTTTCTTATAATCTTCAATTTCAGCATCATGTTTTAGACGTTCCTCTAAAGCTTCCTTCGCGTCAGAATAAATACGGAAAGTCTTTTCATAAGAACACCCCTCAAAAGTATACTGTCTAAAACAATTACTCCAGAAAAGCCATCCTTTGCGTTCTACAATATATTTTTTGTAGGTTGCCTTAATACGATACTTAGCCATATTATTTTTTTTCCTTAATTTTAAGAGCATCAGTTCCTAGTATCATAATAAACGCAGTAATCAAAGAAGCAATAATAATAATGATAGAAACAGGTATCCATAGTGGCGAAAGAACCCACCACCAAGACCATGTGATATGACCAGTTAACTTAAGAGTGATAAAGATTAGAGTGAGAATTCCCAAGAAGGGAAAGTTTACTGATACTTTCTTTGTTTCAGACATATTATTTCCTTTACTTTTTTTCAGCGCCAAGTTCAATGAGCGTTTTGCGAACATCAGACACTTGACGCTTTTTTCCTCGCCAATCACCGATTGTTTTTGAAAAAATAACAAATCGTGACTTGTTGTTGACTGTCAGATAAAACTTATTGTGCTTGCCTGTATTATCTATACGAAATTCAACATCTTTCCACTTATTGAGTTCCTTAACCAAACTGGGATTATCAAGTTTGCTAAGAGCAATCATATTGCACTCCACTTGTTTCTAAGCTTTCAATAGCGTCATACAGGTCTTGACGTGACTTGTCAACAGCAGCTTGATACTCATCTGACTTTTTCATCTGGGAGTGACTGATTTCACGATCCTGATATTCAAGCATTCCGTTGTAGTTCCAGAATGTTGAGATGCGGTTTTCAAACACACGAACCAGATTTTTCATTTCATCATTCGTCATCGAAAATTTCCTATTTATAGTTAGTTAAAGAGTTTGCTGCACCCAAAGATTCGAGCCAATCAAGGATTTGCCATCCAGAGGAAACTTTGATCATTTTAGTTAAAGTACTATTAGGCACTTCAAAATGACCTAGAGTGCCATTCTCAATGGCATTCCTTATGACTTTACGAGGTAAACCTATTATATCCGAAATCTTTTCTGGTGTAGCTAAAATTGGAATAGAAACCAAACGGGCAGTGATATGCTCTTTTGTAACATCTAGTGCAGTAAATGGTTTTTCCTGTTCAATTTTTCTTTTTTTATGATGAATATTGTGTTTAGGATTTTCTGCTTCAACCGCATTGCGCTCAGCTTCCAATACCGATTTTCTATCAGAAAAATGTTCTATTTTTATATAAGATACTTCAGACCACCACTCTGAAAATTTTTCATGATCACGTGTGCGGTTTCGCATGTTGCAGCTAACCCCTACATATAACAATTCATTATTTTTATTAAATTGACGATATAGAGTTTGTCTCGTCATCGAAAATTTCCTTGATCTTCTGGACTGCTTCAAATTCCATCCTGCGAATTTCAATTGGACCCATTGGCTTTCGTTGATGTTGATCGTTCTCAATCATAGCAGAGTATGAAGAGAAGATTGCTCTTGCCTTGTTAATGGTGGAGCTACCTTTCAATAGCTCCACCACTTCCATGTCAGTCAGTTTATTAGGCTGCGTCAGCCATCTCAACAGCAGTCTGAAGAGCCTTGGTCTTCAGGTTCTTGTTGACACCGTACCAAGCGTTGTGAAGGCGGTTGTCAGCAGTACGACCCATGACGTGATCGGTCATGAAGGTCACGGCGTTAAATGCTTGCCACCAAGTACCTTCACCAAGTTCAGCGCCAGGCTGGACATGAAGAGCTTCAAGAGCGGTACGTGCATTTAGCGACAGTTCCTTCTTTGCTTCAGGCTTCGTGGTAACGACAGGAAAGACACGCTTGAAGTAGTCAACGATGTTCTCATCATTAAAACGCTTCTGCGACAGGTACTGAGCCATTTCCTTGTACTTGTCGAGCTTTTCCTTGGCAACACCAAGAGCTTCCTTCACCATGTCACCATCAAACTGACGTGCATGGCTGATCTTAACCATGTTCTTGCTCTTCATGTTGAGCGAGAGGGTCAGGGTGTTGTTGCACACAACACGAATAGGAGTAAAGCGAACATCAATCGACTGGCCATACTGGTGAGGATTGGTGAAGTGGAGATAGGCATCAACCTGATCACGGCCATTAAACAGTTCGAAGCTATCCTTGACCTTGGCAAGTGCCCAAACAATCTTGCCGTCCTTCAGCGAACCAGCAGTATGCATTTCCATGTCACCAGCAGCAACGAAGTCATTAAAGAATTCAAAAGCTTCAGTGTTCTGGCAAGGGTTCCAGTCGTCAGAGACGATATCTAGAATGCTGTTATCTGTGTTGCGGACCAGTGCAGAGCGACCAATATCAACCTGTTCACCGCCGATATTGGCGAAGGCAGGAACCTTCTCTACCGTCCAATCAAGACCAGCAGCCTGAAGCATTTGATCAGGGGTAAGGTCATTCGAAACCTTAGTACCCAAAGAATGCCACGGGGTCTCACCAGCGTAAGCCATCTGAGCAACGCCATTGAGCATTTCAAGTTCATGAGACATAATATAATTTCCTTCAAAAAGTCAGTGGCACATCGCCATCTGATGAATTGGTTTTAGAATCATTTTTGATTCGTGTCAACAACTAATTTTAGTTTTTTTTTTAGTCAGATCGACCATCTGGAAAAAATCTACGAAAATGACGTTCTCGCATGAAAGCAACCACCTGATTTATCGTATCTTCTTTGGTGCGTTTTAGCTGAATGGCAGGATCATCACAACAAATGTCTGCGGTCTTTCTTACCAAAACCGGAAACAAATCTTCCAATTTTTCCTGCCATTGGCAAGCCATACGGAAAGCTTTAAGTTCGTCACGAGCAGCGCCACGAAGATAAAGCTTTCCGGCTTCTTCAGTCAATCCAAGTAGAGTGTTATCCCATAGCTTTGGGATGTTGCTCATTAGTCTTCGTCTTCCTCATCTTCAGGATAAAGTTCCTTTTCAAGCTCATCAAAGTTCTCAGGCAGGTTTCCAAGCGGGAAAGAAGCAACTAGCTTCACAGCCTCATACTCATCACCATACTTAGATTTGCCAGTGAAACGTGCGTCTTCAGGAAGTGGCTCTTGATTGAAGCCCTGATAGACTTCAAGGATATCCTTATCCAGATCGATCACATAAGCGTATTCGCAGAACAGCGAATCCTTGGCAAAATCAATATTATCGATCTGCATGAGCGGACCATTCGAATTGATAATAACATCTAAAATCTTTGCGCCAGTATCACGGCTAAGATAAGCAAACTCAGTTTGCTTGAAAGCAGCAGACTGTTCCATAGTCATCCAACCATCACCATTGGTATAAGGCGCATATACCTCATCAATCTGTTCCTGAGTACCAAAGAAGCAGTTATCAACCTTGTTGCGGAATGTCTCAAGATTGTTCTCGCTGAAGAACTTCAGGATGCTATCGCCCTGACCAGAGAGATAACCATCCCACTGACCAAACTGAGCAACCTTGTATTCTCCGTCCTTCTGAACTGCAATAAGATGACGTGTACCCATAATATAATTCCTTTCGATTAATTCTTGATGAACTTAAACTTGCGACCATCCTTCTTCAGATAGCCAACGAATTCATGCTTGGCAGTATCATCAGCAAACGAAGCATTCTTGACCTTGATGACAGTCAGACCTTCACCTTCGCTGGCATACTTCCAATCGCCAATCACAGCATATTCAAGATCAGCATTGGCTTCGAATGCACGATCAGCAGCAGCTTCGACACTACCAACCAGACGGCTGTACATCTTGGCATAACGGTCCTGATTGTAGTGGCGAAAATAGGAGTGCTTGTAACCGTAAGCATAACGGCCAATCTTCACACCATCAACGATCTTGGTGTCCTTGCGGAGAGTGTACTGATAAACGCCCATTTGAAGTTCCTTTCGTTTCTATGAAGAGAATATATAATAATTCGTGATTCGTGTCAACAGCTATTATGCTGCCTCCATCATTTTTTCCCAATCGTACTGCTGTGCACGGTATTCCATTTCCAGTTCTTGCTGAGCTTCAGCAAAAAGCTCCATGGCCTTCTTCATAGGGAAGCGGCGACCATGCTGGATGAACTTGGCACGAACTGCATCTTCAAGGTCTTCATCACATTCACTGCAACGAACATTCCAGCCAGCACCTTTAGGTCCAGTTGGTTCAAAACGAATGCGACCAAAGGTGTAACCTCTGTTTGTTTCAGATACAATCTTGTACTGATGCTTGTACTTGCCTTCTTCCTTGATTGCGATAAACTTGATCATAAAAAAGTCCTTTCCGTCTCTGTTGAATTTCTTCTACACGAGTCGGAAAGGACTGTCAAACATTTTTTTATTTTTTTTTTTAGTCTTCGTCATCCCAAGGAAACGAACTAGGTTCTATGCTTATGATATCTCTTCCCTCGTTTTCATCTTCACTAAAACAAGGATATGCAATTACACTAAAATCGTAACTCATACTAACGGTTTGTGTTACTTCACAAACATTGACACAAACAGAAACTTCACACTTTGGATCAAACTGCTGAAGTTCCTTAATAAGTTCACCAACTGTCATCATTACAAAATCCTCTCAATAATATCAAGCTTGTGTTGACCAACAGCCATGTGATGACCATCAGTCTTCCATATATTAAAGCCACGTGGACGAATCTTTCCACGAAACATTTTCCAAATACTTCCCTTTGCTTCAAAAGTAGAAGTTCCTAGACGAATTTCGTGAATGGTTACTTTCGTACCGTCACGTGTCAGGTAATCGCCAGTTTCAGTAATCATAACAAATATCCTTAAGCAGCAATAGGACGATGGTTGTAGAGCATATCGTAAGAACGAATTGGGCTACGATCAGCATACTTTTCAACGTACTTCGGAGCTTGACCGTAAGTGGCTTCATAAGCCTTGAAGAATTTAGCAGCATCGCCATCTTCTTCAAGATAAACGGTCTTGCCCCGAATGTACGAATAGTTGCTGATATCGATTAGATAAAGACCAACCTTGTTCAGATCAGAAATCTTAACAGCCAACCAACCATGACCAGCATCAGAATAGAATTTGAAAACCTTGTTCATAATGTGTTCCTTCTTGTCTTGATGAGCACATTATAAAACTATTTGTGATTCGTGTCAACCACTATTTTAAATAAAAATAATATTATCGAAACCCTCAGACTTCAATGGAATTTCATAGCTATTGATCATCCTATCAAGAACTTCCTGTGGGATAGACTTGCCTTGACGTGAATTCAGACGGCGCTTCCACTCTTCATGAGAAAGAGCTTCTGATCCAACTTCAGGAAATACGACACAATCAATCTCATACTGATACAGCTTGAGCATTTCAATCCACTTCCTACGTGACTTTGCAGTCAGGTTAGTACGATCAATAATGACATCGACATCACGCTCTGCTGCTTCAATGAAATCTCTCTTCATAACCTTTTCAGCAAACGAAATAGTATCTTTGAAGATTTCGTTATATGTAAATCCCCACCGATCTGCTAGTCTTTCGATAATGTCATCAGTAGAGAGTTCAATACCAAAACCACCAAGCCTGGTTACCCTCCACGTAGACTTACCAGAAGCAGGCACACCAACTAACATTGTACACTTAGGCATTTTCTCTCTTTCTAAAATTTGACCATATATCCAATGTTGCCTTATGTCTAGCACGTTCTGATTCTACCTCACGTCCTAGCGTAGTGACAATTTCAATAAGCTCTTCTTTAGTATAATATGTCAGGGGCTTTCCCTTCCACAAGGAAATCATATCATCCATTATAAGTTACTCCATTAAACCAATAATCACGTAGCTCTTCGTACTTGACAGTCTTGGTCAGGTTGTTACGAATCGTTTTACGAACCAATTCAGATGAACGCATATAGGTATTATTATCCCAAAGAGCAAACACAATCGCTCTAGAATATGAGCTATATTCTTGTGCTCTGTTTAGGGCGAAATACTTACGATCACCCATGTACTGTTCACGATTGGTAGCATCAGACAGATGTGCAGCCTTATCAATAATACGGCTGTTAATCTGAAACTCGAAGTAAGTCAGACGATCACGATCCTCAACAGGAAGGTGAGCCTTAATATCATCCAGTTTATTATCCAGAATCAACTCGACGATGTTACGATCCTGTAGAATAGCTTCCTTAGCCTTATGGATTTGAACATACTCATGCGCCTTGATCTTAACACGGTGTCCATTAGCCCAGCGAATAACAAATCCTTCAGCATTCTTCAAATCATGGACATACTCCATAAATGATTTAGGATCAGTTACTTTACTGTGTTGTTCAACAACAGGAATATTAAATTGCATGATAAATGGTTTGATATTCACAATAATCTCCTTTAAGACATTATTTTTATATAAATCAGGTTTGAAGGTTTGTCAATAGATAAATAGATGTGGTTCACGAGACTGCAATCTCTAACCACCCTAACGCTTTCATGGAGCATCAGCAATGATTATTTATTCAACCAAAAATATTCCCATAGGATATTACGTATATTTGTATTTACGTAACGATGGAACGCCTTACTATGTTGGTAAAGGAATACGTGATCGTGCATGGAAAAATCATAGACGTAATGGTAAAGGAATTCACACACCATCTGATCCAAAAAGAATAATCATCACTCATTGTGGATTAACTGAGTTATGGGCTTTTGCATTAGAACGATGGTATATTCGCTGGTATGGAAGAAAAGATTTAAATTCTGGAATATTACTAAACAAAACTGACGGTGGTGAAGGCGTTGTTGGAAGGTTGTTAATAGCACCTTCATGGAGCAAGTGTGGTACACTTGAATCTTTTAAGATTATTTTAAAAAATAAAGTTTTGGAAGGAATGTCTGACCCTCAAATAGCTAAAGAGTTTGGTGTGTCTGCTACTATAGTTCATTCTTGGAGAAAGAAAATAGGAATATCTAACAGAAGAACTCATCTTAGAGATAAAGATTGGTTAAAAACCAAATATATCAATGAAAAATTGTCTTCACAACAAATCGCTGATCTTATTGGGTGCACTGGTACAGCAGTACAAAACTACTTGAACAAGTACAATATACCAATAAGATCAGCCACTCAACGTCAACAAAATAGAAAAGATCGTTAATTTAAAGATCAGCAAAAACACCCGTAACCATATGACGAACAGCCAACAGCGTAAGAGCGGGTTCCTTACCATAATCAATCACAATTCGCTTTTGTGGATGCATCCATTCAAAGATAGGAGTATAACCAGCATTAATTAGTTTCCAACAGAAACCCGCATAATCAACATCCGACGATTCTACAAACTTCTCAACCATATCATGAAAGTCTGGTGCTACCATCTTAGTTCCCCACACAAGATTACCTTCATGTGCAAAACTTGCAATCATGCTACCGTCAAGTTTAGTATCAACCCAATGTTCTTTGGAGAAATCCAAGTTATGTAGTTGAGTTTCCTCTCTTTCATTAATATTGAAAAACTTAAAAAGAGGACGACGAATGATGTTGCCAGTAGCAGTATCAAAGATGATACCACGACACTCACGGCGAATCTTCGCGTTTACATCTTCTGTAGGTACAGCTTCACCATAGGCGTAATCCCACGTATCTACATCAGGAAACGTATCAGTCATCATCATATTATAGTTAATGACAGTGTAACCTTCCTTAACGGCAACCACGAACTCATCCCTACCTTCAATAGCAGGAAGCACGTCACTGATATTCTTAATGATAGGGAATTCATAGTTCACATCTTTTCTCCAATTACATCATAATAATGTTCGTCTTGTTCAACACGAACCATCATACCAAGGTCCATCATCTTATTATGATTTTCCATCATCCTACGCATAGCAATTTCTGGGTTCTCACGAATCCAAGACTTATACATATGATGTTCAATTCTGACCAAACCTTCAGTCATAATAAATTCCTTAATCCATTGGTATGCCGGGATCAATCGTCAATCCCTTATGGTGATTATCGGTAACACAGAATGTAGAGATTGCGAATGATTTATTTACAAACTTCTTAGCCATATTACCAGCAGCCTGTACACATTCTACACGGGTTTTATAGGGAAGCTCTACCTTCTTAAGGTATTCACCATCCAAATTAAAGAACCAAAGTACTAACCACATTTTCATATTAAATCTTTCCAAAAAATTGTGTTTGCGAGGCATTCTTATGCCAGAACAGATACCAGCAGCAATTGTCTTTTCCGACTGACTTGCTATCTTCTATCCACTTTACCCTTCCGATACTAACGACCTTTTCAAGACGTGTCAAGTAGGGTACAGCCTGTTTCGTGTGCATCCAATCAGCATCAAACAAAAGCCATGTAGGCAACTGATTGCTAAGATTTTCAATAATAGGATGGAGTATTTTTCTGTCCCATGGTGGATTGGTAATGAAGCAATCATTGCCGCCATGATTGTATTGCATGGTGGTTGCGTCACCAACCCTCTGGATAGGCCATATAGGTTCAACATCGACACCATACGTACATCTATGACCATGTGCCTGTAGGTGGTCTATAAGGCGACCATCACCAGCGCAAGGCTCAATGAAGACAGTGCCCGCTGCCAAGTGTGGTAGCAACGGCAGCACCGCCTTCATGGGGGTAAAATACTTATCTCTTTCACGCCTTACGAAATCGCTTCGTTTTCCCATTAAGCGTTTTCCATCTTTTCAAAACCAAATGAAGCAACCTTGTATGCTTCGCCATCGACAATCATCGTATCGCCAACTGACGAAGAGCGATGACCAATGGTACGACCCATGAACTTACGCAGAGGAGCAAGAACCTTGACGTTCTCGTTGAAGTCAGGATTATCATAAAGTTGACCGTCCATTACAAACTCTTCGCCCTTTGACCATGAACCATCAATATTATTGGTCCAGCGATATGCATAGTTAAGGCCAGCATTAATATCATTACCATCAAATGTAACAGCAGCAACTGCTTCCTGCGTGTTGGTTTCCCGATCCATGTGAATAACCATAATCTGCATTTTTAAATTCCTTTTCTCTGTCTATGAAAGGACAATAATCGATACGTTGATTCGTGTCAACCAGTTTTAAAAATTATTTTTTATCTGACGTGCATTTTCCATGCGCTTGAACATGGTATACCAATCCTTGAATTCCTTCACATTCTTGACAGTAGGAGCAGTCATCTTAAGGCCAGCTTCCTTGAAACTCTGCTTAAGAGCTTCGCCCTTTTCCTTACCCATGAACTTAGTGATGAAGGCAACAAGGCACTTTCGAAAGGTCGAATCGTGATGACGATGACCGTTGGTATGAGCCAACTCATGAAGCAGAATATATGCGTTCATACCATTACGATTAAGAACAATCCGATTGCTATAAGCAATACCACTATAACGAATCATTTTTTTGGAATATTCAATACGAGGCGAAGTGCTGCTAACACGATTGGTCTTGTGCTTTTCCCATGCCTTGGAAGCAAACACTTTATCAGCAAACTTCTGTGCTTCCTCCAAAGTATGAAAGACCACACCACGACCATGAATTGCCATGAACTTGTTTTCAGCATTGTAAGTCTTCTGGCGAGTGCTATCACGAAGGGTGTTACGGCCCATCTTCAGGATCATATTCTTTTCCTTCGCTTTTGCGACATACTCAGCATATAGATTAGCAACCCGCAGAGAGACTTCATTCTCATCAGCAATTTCACGAATTTGATTGATGCTAAGATAAATTGACATAATGCATATCCTTCCGTCTTGATGAAGTGATTATACACTATGTCGATGTAGAGTCAATAACTATTTTTTATTTTTTTTATCTGATAATGATTGACATCTTAATATAATTCGTTTATACGGCGCTTATATTGTTAATAATAAGGAATAAAAAATGACTATCGCATTTTGTGAAATTACTGATACTTTTGGCGGTGAAGCAAACTATTCATGGGTGCGTCGAGCAGAAGTTTCTTGTATTGATGCAAGTAATCGTGCCGTGGTGCGTCGAGCCAAGAAGGCACTTGGTGTGACTAATGAACGAACTATTAATCATGATTTTGGTGATTCAATACAACTTGATTTTGTTGGTCAATGTAAGCGAATGTTTATTACTTTTATGTAAAAAATCCCTCAGATTTCTCTGAGGGATTTCTTTACCATTTTATTTCATACCCTTGAGATATAGGAAAAGTAAAATTCTTAAGGTCTTTTACTTCATCCATCATAGCATTACCACTATAGTTAGGATAGATACGACCTTCGATAAAAACACCATCCTTATAGATGTTGCAACCATAGTCTGGCCATTTAGGTTCGACGGGAGTGCTAAAGATTTGATATTCCATCTTACTCACCTTTCAGTTCACGAATGTCTGCTTCGTAGCCAATAACTACACGCTTCAGACGTTCAACATGATCAGCATCACTATTAGGATTATTAATAATAGCCTTGTAGCTATCAACGTTTGCTTGAAGAGCATTGATAAGATCATTAACGGACATTTCGATTTCCTTTCGTCTATGTCCTAACAATAATGATTCTTTTTAATCTGTCAACACTTAAAGATCATTTTCTTTACGATTTTCGGAATAATAAGGATCAAAATCACCGCCGGGGTAACGTGCCTTAAGCTTCTCGACATTCTCAGCCAAAACTTCGTTTGGATTAATACCCAAGGCATTACAGGCATTCACCCAATACCAAGCAATGTCACCAAGCTCACGCTTCATATGAAAAATATTGTCTTCATTCAAAGGCTTACCTTGAAACAACATCTTCTTGACGATTTCCTGAAACTCACCGCTTTCACTGCCAAGGCCAAATGCACCAGTGATCAGTAGGGCAACATTCACAGTCTCGTGTTGATCAAGTTCACACAGACGTTCAATAAGAGTATCCAAATCTTTACTAGGCATTGATGCAAGTTCAAATGTGAAGTCTGCATACTTGTTTAGATTAATTTCATTCATTTTCAAACCTTTCATGATATTCAATGCACATTTTCTTTGCTTTTGGTAGATAGTCCTTAGCCTTACGGACAAAGATTTGTGCTTCGTTTAGTTCGTCTACGCCGATTGCGACAACGATGTTAGGATATAATAATTTTGTTCTTTCCCAGAGCATGAAAGAGTACATGGATGTTTGAAGAAAATAATTCTCAATCCATTCTTCTTTCTTTTCTTTTTCAGATGTTTTGAAGTCGATGATCGATGGAAGACCACGATAATCAGCGACCAAATCGACTGAACCAGCAGTCTTCAATGTATCTGAATATAACTGACCTTCAGAACTTCGAATATTGTTGACGTTAGCCCTGACAAAGTTTCGCAGTTGATTATAACAACGGGTTGTCAATGGCATTTCACCTGCCATATCGACAGGTTCATTCAACACATACTTTTCACAGATTGCATGGACCGCCGTACCACGAGCAGAAGCTTGCTGCATCTTACGATTAGCTTCTTCTTCTCCAACCCTCTCACGCCAACGATCTAGGCCAGATTTATCTGACATGGCGCTAAGGATTGTGGTAACGGAAGGATACTTCTTACCGTTAGGGATTTGATAGTATCTTTTCGGCCCATTAATCTGCAATAGCTTTGGTAGCTCTATTAGATCAAGGTTAAACATTATCTTTGTTCATTTTTCCAAAGATCAGTAGAAGCTACAGACTTTACAAAAGTTTCTTCAATCGCATTAAAAACATATAGAGCAGCTTCTATCTGAACATATACATTGTCACTGCTATTATAATTATCAATTACGAAACGCTGTACAAATTCACGTTTATCCATTTTATATTCCTTTATCAATATAGTCCTAATTCATACTCAGCGATAATGAACGATTTGACAAAGCCAGAGCGCACAATATCATCAATACCAAATTGAACAGTAGACATGAAGCCCATACGTTCAAACACTTTCATCATATCCTTAAGACCAGATACTTCATTGTAGCGAGTCGAAGACAGATCATCCTGTTTTGTATCGCCACAAAGAATTACTCTACTATGATCGCCAGTTCTTGTCAACACAGTTCTTAGCTCAACATAGCGTTGGTTCTGAACTTCATCTACTAGGATGATTGCGTTGTCGATGGTGGTTCCACGAAGGTATGATGTTGTGTGAAATTCAATGATTCCTTTTTGCTTAAGGATTTCATAAGCATCATCGCGGTGGAACAACTCGCAGCAGATAGCTCTATAGGCTGCTTCAAAAACTTCACCTTTTTCTTTGACATTTCCTGGCAAGAACCCTTGATCTTTTGATGATTGTGTATTGCGAATAATTACAAGCTTTTTACGTGGTGATCTTTCATTCATAATTTCGTTAAGTGCAAGATATATTGAAACGAAAGTTTTGCCAGTACCCGCGCATCCATGTAGAAATAAATTTTTACCTTCATCATATGCATCAAATGTTTTTACTTGATTGTCGGTAATTGGGTAAATATCTTTTAAATCAAAATGTTGCTGCTTGATAGTTGGAACAAGTTTAACTGCTGCTCCTTTTTCAGCTAGTCTTTGTTGTCTTTTTGTTAAACGCTGAGTGCTTCTGGCTACCATATTGGCTCCTAGTGTTGTTAGTGTTATCACTGAAGCATAATATATACGTCTAAAAAGGCTGCTTTGCTCTTGCTTTGTTTACAGCCTCTCTAGTTTTTGATTCTTTTATACCCTTGTTTCCATGCGTTTGTGCAAGAGGCGAGTGCGGGTTTGCATTCGAAATGCGGGAAAGCATGTCGTTAAATCCACCGTCATTTTTATGGGTAATACCTGCTATACCAGAAATAAATGCAGGTGCAGTGATTGCTTGTTTTAGATGAGGACGCTCTTCAAGATATGTTTGGAGAGCATTCCATGATCCCCAAAAGTCATCTTCTGGTTCGCCCGTTTCTGTATTGTAAACAGAGTATAATGGCATTTATTAAAACTCTTCATCAAGGTCTAAGAGATAATCGACATTGCGTGTTTTTAACGCATTTTGCATTCTCTTCAGCTTCCTACGTTCTTTTACGTTATTATGATAACCATTGTCATATTGATCTTCTTCATGGAAATCATCAAATCGTGGGTTGCGTGAAAACTTCTTACTCATTTAGTAACGCTCCAGTAGTATTTAAAAAAGGTTTGGAAAAGCCTTTAGTACGGTTTTTGCTGTTAAACCTTCAAATGGTAGCTTTTTATCCTTGATAGCAATAAGTAGCTTTGCATCTTCAGGAGTTACTGTTTGTAGCAGTTCAAGAAACATAGCTTCTCTTTTTAACTGCGTCAAGTTATTATTTCCACCTTCAACAAACAGATACAATCTTTTGGCTTCAAGATATAGTGAATTTTCCATATTCGGATATTCACATGGAGTATATGGCGCATCACCTTCAGGCAGCAACCACTTCAATCTTGGGTCAAAAGCTCCCTGTAAGATAGTTCTGATAGCAAAGTTGTCATTTGCTTGTAAGCATTTGACTTTTTCTTCTTCATTTGGAAGCTTTGAGGCAAAGTCCAAAATCCATGCAATTGATTTACGTGACATTATATTTTCCTATTAAAATTCATTAATGTTTTCAATGAGATTCTTCAGTTTATGTTCAATGAAATAATTGAATAAAACATTTCTATTCTTTTTCATTTCATCTTGAGTAGTATATTCTTGTTTGATTGATGCCTTAATATCATCTGGAACCAGAGATAGGTCAACCATTTTCTTATTTCGATTATAACGCTTTAGCATTACTTCATCACAAAATTCTTCGGGCTTCTGGTCAACCCATAGATCAACCTTTGAATCCCTTAGCTGTTTTTGTCTAACACCAATCACAAAACAATCATCCTGTGAGAGGAAATTAGGCACTCCATCGCCTCTATCACCACGCAAGATATGCTCACGCAGATACCGATCAGGATCACGTTCTTCTAGATATTTCTTGCGGGTGGGATCGTATTGCTTGACATTGGTATACATCTGCAATTGACGAAAGTCTTTATCGCCAGAAACTATCATGATCTTTTCAAGGGTATTGCCGTTCTCATGAACTAGCGTACCAATGATATCATCAGCTTCTGCTCTGTCGATATGAATAACTTTGTATGGGAAATATTCTTTGAGTTCATCACGAACCTTGTTGAGAACTTCGAATACGGTGTTCCAATCAATCTCAGATTCTTCACGATCCTTATGACGATTCGCCTTGTAATAAGGAAACAGTTCCTTGCGCCAAGAACGGCGGTCATCACAAGCAATAATCATCTGTCCATATTCTTTACGGAATTTGACATTGTAACTGCGAATAGCATTTAGCACCATATGTCGTAGAAGGTCTTCTTCTACAGGAATGTTAGTATGATTTCCAATTGTTGCCATGAACGTAGAAATCATTGTTTGGGACAGGTCCACGATAAGCATTACATATTATACCTTATATTTCATCATGTATTTAGTCTTCTGAGTCTTCTTCATCAAGACTTTTTACCATAATATTTTCAGTTTGCTCAAGCGCCTCTTCATCACTTTCAAAAAGTTCATCTGCAACATTATGTAGAGGATGATATAGACCAATAGTATTGTATAGTGCGGCTCTCATAGTTTCTACCAACATACCAGTAGACTTAAAGCAATCATCATTATTCAGATTAAAACCTTCTTCATGGCAGCGACTAAAAACAAATGACAAAGTTTCATCAATAACATATTCAACATGATCCTTTCTAGCCGCAACAACTTTTGCCTCAACTTCTTCTCTTGTTTGAACAGGGCTATCTTTCTTGGCCTTTGGGAACATTACTACATTATCTGTCATTTTACAATCCTCAATAATATTACATCTTCGTTGACGCGACCAGTTGGTGCTGTTGTATTGGTCTTAATTCCATCCATAAATGACCTAAGAGCGACCTTACCAGCACTAAGCAATTGAGGCAGTACTTCTTGTGGTTTACGTAGACGTTTGGATACAGACTTTTTCTCATCAAACTGAGTAATCGTCGTACCTTTCACTGACAAACCACTATCATCAATAGCATGATACACTGATAGCTGTCTATATTTAGTATTATATACCCATAGACTTTGTGCTTTTATAATATCAGCAGGATTAATACTAACCAGTTTCTGTTCAGTATCTTCCTTTTTAAATTTCATTTTTTCAATAAGCTTTATAGCTGGTTTAGCTTTAATTGCACGAGGCTTACGAACTTGACGTGTAATTTTCATATTTGAATGATAACGTCTAGCATCATCAACAAGAGCCTTATGAAACTTGAGCCATGACTTATACTTTTCTATGGGTAGGTCTTCAAACCCTTCCTTATCTAATAATTCTTGATAAAGAGAATTAACATAGGGCAGGATCAAATTAATAGCAAATGGTGTTGGTGTCTCAACTTGAAGAAAAGTGTATAATGAAAAGTTTTTATCAATTCCATCAAAAACAAATTCATCAATATGTTCATCTAGTTTGGCACGAAGCTCACGTGCTTTTGCAGCAATTTTGTCCTGAATGTTGACAACAACTTTTTGTGAATTATTTTTCTTTTCGCGTTTTCCAAATGATGCATTTTCTTGAATGCGAGTATTAAAAAATTCTATGGATTTTTCAGGAAGTTTCCATCCACGTAGCATCAACTTGGCCATCCAGCCAATTGTAGTAGGAGTGCGTGATGTTGGAGCAGATTTTACTGATGAGATGATATTTGAATCATATCCTTGGTTCTTCATGTATTCAAGAAGCCAAGTTTTTGCTTGATCGGTATCATAATAATAATTATACCAAAATAGTGCTTCGTGATAGCGCATGTCACCACCGTCTGTGATAATCACATTTTGTTCAGGTTCTGTACCTGTCCAACGCTCATCCGAAAATTTTGGATTGCGAGTAGAAACTTTTTTCTTTACGGTCTTGATCATAAAATCCTCATGGATACTATAAGTAGATCATTCATAATACAGCATCCATGAGGAATGTCAAGGAGTTTTATGGAGTTTTATATTGAAAAAATTGATTTTCTGGCTTTGGTAGTGCACGAGGCATATCAAGAAGAGTAGTCAATAAACTTTCCCATTGCATTGCACGAATATTCCAATTATAAAACACATTTGCATATGATGACTGAGAGGCTAGGCGTGACTGAACACCTTCTTCCCAGAAGTTTTGGATGGAGCTATCTAAAACGCCATAGAAAACAGATGCGTGTTGGCTAGGGTCTTCATGCCACTGATACATATGTGTCCAGTTTGCAGCAGTTTCATAGAGTGCAGCAAAGTTAGGATGTACACATAAAAGACCAGCAGACATAGCTTCTATCAATGTGATACAAGAGGTTTCAGGCCAAGTATTTGGATAAGCAAGAATATGTGTTTTCTTTAAATTCTCACGAATAACTTTATTTGGAACACTGCCATGATAGTTAATCTTTGGATGATTTCTACAATATTCAAAGATATTTTCAAACTCTTTGTCACGTTGTTCCCATCCATAAATCTTAAATGAAGAATATACATCAAGTTCAATGTTGTCGTACTTTTCACACAATTTATCAAATACAGGCACAAGAATATTCAGTCCACGGTGGGGTGTTGACCAATAGGCAAGGCGAATTATACCATCATCTGGCTTCTTATGGTCCTCAAATGGCTCTGTAGAATTATGTAAAACTATACAATGCGACCAAGGAATATTAAAGGCTTGAATATAGGCTTGCATTTGCCAGTTAGAATTAAAGACAATACGATGAAAGTTCTTCCAACCGCCATTAGCAAGATGTGCTGATGCAGGATCATTTGGAAGGTCTTGAAGCCAAAGAATGCGTATCTTCGTTTCATCAAAAGCATCTTCGACACGTGATACAAAGATTTGAAAGTTTGATAAAAGGTCTTTAGACAGACGTTCTGCAAGACCATATTTCATAAGTTCAGTTCCACCCATAGCATTTATTGCCATGCTATCCTTACCAAAAATGTTCAATTCACTCATTATTATTCACCCTTATTTGCATAAATATTTGCAGTAGCAGTCTTTGGATTGCCATAAACAGAATTTGCACGTACTTTAATAAAACGCATATTGCTTGATGGACCAGCTACAGTAATCCAAGGATTTTTACCTGCTTTCCAAGCATTAATCTTATTTAATGCCTTTTCAACTTCTGGTTTATCACGGGCAACAGCATTTACTGCCCAACGTCCAATTGAATTGCGTTCACCTTTTGATACCTGTGTCTTACGACTACGCTTCTTACCCATAATTTATTCACCTTTCATATTTAACATCACTACTGTTATATAGTAATTACTTTTTACCATGATCCAAAAGAGTTAGATCATGCTCACGATCAATATACTTATATTCAATCATCATAGGATCGAATTCTTTTAGTGCCTCAAACACATCTTCAATGTCTAACGTAGAACACGTGTATACATCTAGTTGCATAAGTGCAGGGTCTACTTCATCCCAGGCATGCATAGCGATATGACTAGTCTCAATGATTGTTACCGCAGTCAATCCTCTATTGCCAACCATATCAGAATACACTGCATATGGTCCCATTAAAATTTTCATGCCAATCTTATCCACAAGCCTTTTCATCCATTCTTGGATAGCTTCTGCACATTGTGGTGGATTGAATAGCTCTGCTCTTACGATTAGATGCTTGTGCTCTAGTACTGTAGACAACTCATATGATTCCTTCTTAAGTTATTGTTTTTAGGTATTCTTTTAAAATATTTGATCCACCAATTCGGACATTTATAATGCCGTTATAGTAATCATCTGTTTCTAACACTTTACGCTCAAACTGTTCTCTTGCTTCTAAATAACTAGCAATACCTCTACTTGGACAAAAATACAAAATTTCTCGTGTAAAATTTTCTGCTCCAAGTTTTTCTATGTCGGATTTCAATCTATCACTGGAACCCCAATATTCTCGCCAATCACTCTCTTTTGTAGAACGTCTTTTGTTTGTCTTGCCTTTAAGTGGTGCTTTTGTCACCTTAAATTTTGCTAATTTTTTACCAACATACATCATACCATTTGTTTTATTGGTAATCAAGTATACAAATGCTTCACAATCAACTGGCAAGTCATTTAATTCTTCATTGTTATATAACCACATATTATACTCCACTATTAGAAGTATTATTTAGTCGTTATAATCATAACTTTCATCATCATCTTGATTATCTTCAATTTCAGAACCGCAGAATGGGCAATATTCAATGGGTTCATCACTATCAGACACAACACGAAACTCTGATAAGCAGCTTCCACATTCGTACCACTTCATTCTTTTTTTCCTTTTATTGTTTTAGTTTCTTTTTAACTGATTTTCTGGCTTCTTCCAGTGCTTTCAGTGCGATTGCATTATCATAAAGCAAATCAACGTCATTATTAATCATAGCTATAGTGATTTTTTTCCAATATTGATTTGCCATGTCATCAACAGCATTATCTACATTATTATATGGTTGTATCACTTTACATTCTCCACAACAATTACATTAGAAGATTCAGTACGATGCACAATATTATCATTGCCATCTTCAAGAACAAGATCAATAGCAGTAGAATTTGGACGGTAAGTAACGCCAATAACATGATACTTTTTGTTAAGATCATACCATTTATCATTATTTAGTGAAATTACATCGCCAATTTCAATCATTAGATACTCCTATAGCTCATCATGCTGCTGCCCACACGTCTTCCCAAGTTCCACTCAGAGCGCCCTTAGCATAGTCTGTAGAACGATTCTCAAAGAAGTTTGTATGAGTAGGAGCATTAATCATGCCTTCAACCCATGGAAGCGGATTTCTTTTTACTTTAAAGATACCTTTTAGTCCAAGAGAAATTAGACGACGATCAGCGATATAGCGAATGTACTTTTTAACTTCATCTGAGGTCAAATTTTTCATTGGACCCATGCTGAATGAAAGATCGATAAATTTATCTTCAAGTTCAACCATCTTTTCAGCAATACCGTAGATACGTTCCTTGAGTTCATCATTCCAGATTTCATTATTCTCTTGAATATATGTACGGAATACCTTGATCATTGATTCGGCATGGATTGTTTCGTCAACAATTGACCATGTAACAATCTGTCCCATACCCTTCATACGACCATGACGAGGAAAATTTAGTAACATGATGAATGAAGAGAATAACTGCATACCTTCAGTGAAAGCTGAAAATGCAGCAATATTAGCTGCAATAGTTTGCTTATCACCTTCAGCAGAAGCTAGTTCTGTAATATAATCATGCTTGTCCTTCATCGCTTCATATTCAAGAAATTGTGAATATGTTGCTTCAGGCATACCAAGTGTTTCGATTAAGTGTGAATAAGCAGCAATATGAAGTGCTTCACGAGCAGCAAATCCTAGAAGCATCATACGCACTTCAGGTTGACGAAAGTATGGTAGATAGTTAGTAACATAACCATCTGCAACGTCAATATCACCTTGTGTGAAGAAACGAAAGATGTTGGTTAGGAAATACTTTTCCTCTTCAGTAAGGAACTTCTTCCAATCCTGAAGGTCTTCAAGCATAGGAACTTCTGAGAAAAGCCAATGACTTTGCTCGTGTGTTAACCAAGCTCTATATGCCCATTCATACGTAAAAGGTTTAAAATAACTTCTTTTATCAGTTAATTTTAATTCTTTCATATTTTTATTCAACTTTGTCATTAGCATTCCTTTTAGTTGTTCCGAGGTAAAACCCATCAGGGCATTCTTTACTTCTTTTGTTTACAATTCCATTTGTCCACCATTTGGTTCCTCTGACATTAGTATTTCCTTTTGCGCCATTTGATTGTTTTTCTCTAAATTCATCTGTTATTTTTCTAATACTACCAAAAGTGTTACCAATCATTCTTTTTGAACGCAATTCACGAACATGTTCTTTGTCACCGGCTTTGTAAATTTGAAAATTATGGTTTCCGTTTTTTAACATTTTTTTTGCTGCTAAAGAGTTTGAAATTTTCCTTTTTTTATTTGCTTTTGAAATGATATCATCTGTCAATAATATACCCGGAGATATATTTCTGTTTATCATTATTGATAAAAATTTTTCTTTACCAAAAAAATTATATAATCGTTTAAGTAGCTTGGCTTCATATTCTCTAGCATCTTCACGAGGAACAATCTTTATAATTTCAAAGCTATCTTTGCCTGTAGTCGCAATAAGTTCTTTAATATATTTTGACGATGTAATATATGTTTTCCAAAGATTGTTTGGATCACTGTTTTTACCATATTGCGATCCAATATAATATCTTCCAGAAGGTTTATGTAATATTTTATAGATGTAAGGTGTCATATTTTTTCTCCTTACATCTATTTATAAAATCATAAACTTCAGTATGAAGCCAATACCATTATAGGTTCTCCGAATACCATTTAACTAACTCAGTATATCCACCTACATAATTACCATCAATCCAAATCTGTGGAACGGTTGTAATTTCAACTGGGGCACGTGCCTGTACAGTTTCCCATAGAATATCTGGTCCTACAGTATATTCATCATAATCAATGTCTGCTCCCCACATGAAGTCCTTTGCCTTAAGACAAAAACTACAATCAGGCTTTGAGTAAATAATTGCTTTCATTTCTTAACCCTCACACATAATGCAGGTCTCGCCATCTACTAGGCTCTGCATATCAATTTCTTTAATAACTTCACGCTCAATTCTCTTAGAAACCTTATCAGCCTTACCGATCTTTTCTGAACGGCAATAATAAAGTGTCTTAAGACCACGCTTCCAAGCAAGAAAATGCACTGCATGTAGGTACTTGATGTTAGAAGTTGGTCTAAAAAATACGTTAAGAGATTGTGCTTGATCAATGAACTGTTGGCGATCAGCAGCAAGCTCAATGAGCCAACGCTGATCAATTTCCATTGCAGTCTTATATACTTCCTTGGTGTCATCGTCAAGCCAATTCAAATGCTGAACAGAACCATCATTAGCAATAATACTTGACCAAACATCATCATACCAACCATCTTTTTTATCAAGTGATTGTTTCAGGATAATTTTATCAAGATATTTATTCTTATTCAGAAATGAGCCAGACAATGTATCTTGACGATAAGCATTAGCTGGCATTGGTTCAATAGAAGCTGAAGTATTGCCCATAATTAATGATGATGATGCATTAGGAGCAATCGCCATTGAGTTAGAGAAGCGGCGACCAGTACCAACAGCATCAGGAGCTTCACCACGTTCTGCACCAAGCTCAAGGTTTGCCTTTTCCATTGCAGAATTAATACTTTTAAAAATCTTGATGTTGATTGCCTTAGCAACAGCACTTTCAAATGCAACACCCTTTTGCTGTAGATAGGCATGGAAACCAAGTGCCCCAAGACCAATGGAGCGTTCACGACTAGCAGAATAGATAGCGCGTTCAACCTTGCGATCAGCATTATCAATAAAGTACTGAAGAACATTATCAAGCATTTCAGCAACGTCACGAATAAATGGTTCAATAATACCTGCCTTGCCCCATTCATCGAAATAATCTAGGTTCAATGAAGACAAGCAACATACAGCAGTGCGATCATTATCAGTTGGCAAGATGATTTCACTACAAAGATTGCTCTGATTAATACGTAAACCAAGAGCCTTTTGAAAGTCTTTCATCTGACGATTCGAAGTATCGATATAATGAATATATGGTTCGCCTGTTTGCATACGGATTTCAAGCAATGATTGCCATAGATGCTTAGCAGAAACAGTGTCACGAATTTCACCAGAATGAGGATCACGAAGATTCCACGAATCATCTGCCTCTGGATCAACCATGCAGCGTTCAATGATTTCCATGAAGTCATCTGTGATGTTTACAGCATGGTGAAGGTTCAAGCAACGAACATTTGGATCACCAGTAGGCTTACGCATCTCAAGATACATTGTGATATCGGGGTGGCTGATATCTAGATATGTTGCATATGAACCACGGCGAGTTCGACCTTGACGATATGCCATAGAGCCTGAATCATATGTCTTAAGATGAGGCATAACGCCTGTTGACTTGCTGCCAGCAGAGCGAATACCAAAACCAATACCAACGCCACCGCCCATCATAGACAGGCGACTTGTTTCTTCGTAATTCTTTACAAGACCTTCAGCAGTATCTTCAATGTAGTTAAGAAAGCAACTAATGGGCATACCATTGTTTGTACGACCAAACGACAGGATTGGTGTGGCATATGAAAGCCAGTGCTTACTTGAATAATCATAGAGACGTTGTGCATGTGCATCATCTGTTGCAAAAGATTTTGAAACAAACGCAAATCTTTCTTGGGGTGATGTTTCATCATCTTTCATATATGATTCTTTAAGACGTTTCAGACCAAGTTCATCAAAAAGTAAATCTCTTTCTTTATCGATGGTTATCCCAAGATAAGTTTCTGTTGTCATTTATTATTGCCTCTATTCTTTTACTTTAGTTAATATGTATATATTCGGACTTTGTTCTGTCCATTCGACAGTATCGCCAACTTTAAAATTTTTTTCGAAGATTGGAGAGGATATATAATACTCTTGTGAGTCTTCATCAAACTCAACCTTAACAGTATCAACTTCTTTGTCAACCATTATGCAGCCTCTTTATATTTCCCGTAAATATCATTGATTCCTTGTGTCTGATGTATCATATCGCGTTCCAATACATGGTGATCTATGTATATGTGCTGATTACGACTAATCACGCTATCACGCCATCCAGTGCCAGCATTTTTTGAAATAAATGTTACATTGTTTAGGTTATATTCTGGTCTATGCTTTTTAATCAGTTTTTTGATTTCTTCACTAAAAGACATTGCATGAACCATTATGAAACAAGGTTCATTTGGCAGAGCCATGACTAGTGAAGTAGTACGCCCTGTACCACGTGAGAAGGTTCCGTAGTGTTCTGCTAGTTCTGTTGGGGTCATTCTGGTTCCTTCATTATTAATTGTATTATGAATTGATATTGTCGAGAGCAATTTTGATATCAGGAAAATGATGACCAATAATCTCTGAACATTTTAGAGCAATCTCACGATGTTCCTTTTGAGTAGCCTTATCCGTTCTTAATTCTATATAATGAACCCATGAACGAAGAGGACCAGCCATAATAATAATTGATTCGGTCAGACCTTCAGGAAGAACAGCACGTGCCTGTTCCTTTGCGATGCCGTTTTCGATTGCCCATTTATATGCTTTGATTGCAAGATTTTGTACTGATTCTTGGGCACCAAGCCATTGATTTTCTAGCTCTTCATCTTCTACATCAATGGAAGCCTGTCGATTCTTGGCATCTTGGAGTCTGGCTTCTCGTGTAACAAAGCCCAAATCCTTAGTAGGATCAGCGTATCGCTGACTATATTCTTGGAATGAGAATGAACGATGACGTAAAATTTGACGTGCGATATCACGTGTGGTTTTGATTTCCATTGAAATGTGAACCATTTCTAAAGGAGACCAGTGATTGTTCTGAATTAGATATTGCACCAATTTAGGTGCTGTTGCGGTATTATTTTGGTTAGATGGATTAGAAACTCTTGCTGCCCAAGCAACAAGCTCGTTAGCAGTCGTACATCCAGTATAGGCGCTTGGCTTAGTAATACCAACTAAATTCACTTCACTCATACAGTTTTTCTTTCTAACCAATTCATTAAATGACTTATAGCAAGTTCGACACTTACTTTATTGTTATAGAGTTGTGCTAATTTTATTTCATCAATAGCATATTCAAGTACTTGATCCGAATTAGCGTATTGATCATTATAACAAGGATAACGTTTCACTTCACTCATTATTTTCATTTTCTAATCCATAAATTTTTACAAATTCTAGGCGTACCTTTTCAGTTTCATCCAATAGTTGCCACATCTGTTTTGTATCTTCAATAGGACATTCATCAAGCTTTTTAGCTACTTCTCTAGCCCATAGATCAAGTTCTTCTTTAGTCATTATTTACCTCCATATAATCAGTACGATAACGTGTTGAAAGCACAAACCCCTGTGCAAGTAGTTTAGCAGCACGATCTTGCGCGTCTGTATAATCTACAAACTTTCCATCATTGAACCACCACCATTGGTCAAAGAACCACTTAGGCTTGCGACGATATTCTACAAGCCACTGATTATCTGTTCTATGTATGCGAACATGAGTAATGGGCCATGAAACGTATTCAAGCCCCAACTCTGCCATATCTGTTTTTTTAATATCCATTAGAAAATATGCCTTTGTTGCTTTTGACAAATAGTACACATACGAAACTGTTGCCCTCGTTCGTCAGGCAGTCTTACAGGTTGTCCCCAAGGGGTCCAATCATGCCATCCTATACGACATAAAAATTTTTTAAAATACATTATATTTTTTTCCATGTTGCAAATTTAATTTTTGCGGACAGATCACTATATGTATTCTCATCAATAATGTCAATAATTTTTTTCGATGTTAATCCAGCAAGAATCATATCATTGATATCTTTCTGAAGAATTGTTTCAGGCCATAAACAAACTCTATATCCTTGGTCAATTGCCTTTTGAATTTTCTTCACAATTTCTTTGTTTCGTGGTTCATTATCAAATACAATCACAAAGTTACTCTTATCAGTTTTAAGTTGTCTTAAGTTTGAAGTAAGATCACTACCAGCAGATGCAATAGCGTTTGGAATGAACATTGAATCAATCGGACCTTCTACCACATATATAGTCTGGTCCAATTTTACAGTATCAAGTCCATATATTTTTGGTTTATCTTCATCAAGGATGATTGTGATATATCGTAGTTTACTGTCCTTAACTAGTGAACGACCTTGAAGACCAAAGAATTCTCCATCCTGATCAATGAATGGAATAATTAAACGAGCTTCATCATGTTCTTCATTCTCAAACTTATTTGGCAAAAAACTATTCACCCATGCTTTAAAGTTTTTACAATAAAACAGTTTATGATGCATAGATGCAGGAATTTTACGTCCATCAACATATATACGTGTTGGACCAGCAGGATTTAATAATGACAATTTCTTTAGCTTCATCAAAGGACTTGTTTTCATGAACTTTGGCTTTTTCATTTTTTCAGCAAAAAGTTCAACATCAGTCTTTTTACGTACTTGACCATTGGCCAGCATACGCTCTTTAATATATTCGTTGTACAATCCTTGATCAAGATATTTTACAAAATTATCAATTGTCATTCCTACACCGCAGTTATGACAACACATCCATGCCTTACCCTTCTTTTCATAGAAGTAAGCACGTGTTTTTCTTTTATCTGTTTTGGAATCTCCGCAGATAGGACAAGAGAAGTTATAAAGATTCTCTGATTTCTGCTTGTAATTTCTTAGTCTATGAGATATAAAACCAATATATTTTCTATCTAACCAATCCACATGTTATTCCCATTATATTATAAAGATTCAATATATTTCGAATCGACAAACGGATTATAACCATATGAATATATGGGGTCAAGTAAAAAATTTATTGACCAAAAATGGCTGGTATATTAATTTTATCAAACAGGGTTCCTACAACGATACCGCCCCCGATAAGCATCCACATCCATTTTTCCATACGTGTCATGCGGTCATTCAGCACCTTGTGCTGTTCGTTGCCTTCTTTTTTAAGTTCTTCGATCTTGTTAGCAATCTTGGTGTAGTTATCGTCCATATCTTCCTGTAATCCTCTCTCTACATTTTCGATACGAACATAAACGTCTTTGATACCTTTATCTGTCTCAATACGACGATCTTCAACCATCTTTTCTAGTCTCTCTTGTATTTTTTCCTGAAATTCAAGACGGTTTCCTTGCACCGCTAATAACTGTGATACAGTGGTTGATACTTCTGTTAATTTTTCAATAGTAATATCAAGACGGTCAACGAGTGTGCCGACTTGCGCCATATCCTTCTGTAAGGAAGCTACGTTCTCTGATAACTTTTTAACATCACTATCTGTTGTCATTGTGCGCTCGTTGTACCTGCTAGGCCATTAGGAGCGAACTTCTCAATGCCTGTAAAACCAAATCCGGCAATTACAACATACATAACTGAGTCAAGAATTTCTTTTTCAATTTTATAACCATAAAATAAGTTAGCAATAAATGCAATTGCGATTAGAATTGCAAATAGAAATGTAATCACTCTTTTTGAAGAAGGTGAACCCTTGCCATCAGCAAGAACACCCTTGATATAGTCGATTACGTTTTTCATTGTAGTTCCTTACGATTTCTTTTTACGTGGCTTTTTAACCACCTTTTTTGTCTGTGTGACTGCATCAGTAATTTGATCGTTAACAGCCTTGACTTCTGTTTTGATAGTTTCTTCAACTTTATCGATAGAAGTCTCAAAGTCAGTTTCTAATTTTTTTAGAATGATCTTTTCTTCTTCAATAATTTCTTTAAATTGTTGTAAAATAGTTGAACCACCAAAAAATTTTTTAATTTTTTCCCATATATTCATTTTGGTTTACCTTCTTTTGTATTAGATACGTTAATTGTATTTAGCTCACGTGGAGCTTTCATAAGAACTTCTGGAGGCGTAGGCATATATGCCTGTGGCACTAAACGTGTTTTGCCAGCACATCCGATTAACATCACCAAAGGAAGAAGTATTATAATTTTTTTCATTACTTTTTATCCTTTGGAGCATTAAGATTAGCAGCATCAATTGCAGCTTTATTGTCAGCAATCCATTTCTGCAATGAAATTAGTTGTTGCTTATTTTCATGACAAACTGCATAGTTGCCAATAACCACTGATAATGCAGAGTTATCCATAATACCTGATGGAGACTTATCAGATGCTAATATTGCATTAGGATTTACAAGTCTTGCAGCAGCATCGTGAAGTTCAACCCAGCCATTTGACATGTCATGTTGCGGCTCCATTTTTGCAGTAGCAGTTTTATATATTACTTCTTTGTCATGAATTGTATTGACACGATCTACATATTCTGTTACTACATTGCTTGAAATTTCAGTATTCTTTTTTTCAAGTTCAGTTATTTGTTTCTGTGCCTTAGCCTGATAGTTAGCAAGTTCAATCTCTGCGTGTGCAGAACCTTTCATATATCCCCAACCTGCTGCTCCTAGTACGATAAAAAGAATTGCTAAAAGTTTAACAGGAAGTGGAATCATACCAAACATATCAGTTTCCTTTTTTAAAGTCTTCTAACGTCTTACGCTTAAAAGGCTGATTACTTTTCTTGTATTTTTCTATTGCTTTACGGCGCATTGGAGGATTTTCACCATTAGTTCCATACACAGCAGGTCCAGTTGCATTTGTTGGAGCAATGCCTTCTTCATTGACATTTTGACTAGACATATAATTTGTAGCAGTAGTGATATAATCTTCTGCTAGTGTGATTTTAGACTGAACCCATTCAGGAAGGTTTGTGTTTGGGCTTAGCATATCATGAAGTCTTTTAGCATTTGATATAACACTCTTAAGCTGTGACATTGCCATGTCACCTTCGTAATCATATTCGCCCTTATCTATATTCTTTGCCATCAAATTTTCCTTAAAACTTCTACAATATGAGCATTCATATGAATATCACTACTGTAATAAATTGTATTTTTAACCAATATTTTCTCTGGCATATACCCAAGCATTACAATAAATGGTTTTAAATATGAATAATGCCCTTCAAGCTTGAGAAATAACATTCTAGTTGCAGCCTCACCAAATACATTATATAAAATAATCAAATGATTAAGAATCAAACGCTCACGCAATTCGCCTGAATCTTCATATTTAACAAATAATCTTTTAAGATATTTAAATCTTTTTAAATCATCATAAAATTCTGTTGTATCATGACACTGTGGATTGTCATAGTGTTTTGCAGCAAATAGCAGAAAATTACTTTCGTCAAGTTTTTCATGGTGCATATTTTTTTATACTTAATAAAAGGGGTGGCCGAAGCCACCCCATATTTCAAAATTAGAAAATTGTACCGTCACTATCGCCAGTGATTGAACTAGCAGCGACTAGTGTTTCTACTTGAACACGTCCAGCACGACCACCTGCTGTTGCAGTGATTGAACCAGTAGTGCCGCCTGATGTGACACTGATTGACACAGTTGGTGTAGCTGATTGGAAATTAGCACCAGCAGTTGTAACAGTATAAGAAACTAAGTTACCAGTTGCATTTGTTACAACGTTTCCAGTTTGGTTTGTACCACCAGTACCTGCTGCGATTGAATAGGTATCATTGTTGGTATAAAGTCTACCAGCAGCAGCAACGGTAACAGATGTTAACGGTCCAGTAAATGCTGTTCTCATGTTCCAGCCAGCGTGTGCTGCCTTTGTGCCACCAGAAACAGTATTACCAACTTCTGTTGTGCTGATACCAAATGTACCGACTGCCTTTTTCATAGGCAAGCCACCACTTTGAAATGCACCGACTGTTGTATTTCCAAAAAGTGTATTTGCATTAATAGCGGTTGTTGTTAAATTTACTTGTGATGTAGCAAAAATAGGTGAATTGTTTGCTCTATCGATCATGCCCCATTGAGCCATTTTTCTTCTCCAATTAGAAATTGTTTC